CACTTGACAAAAGGATTGTCAAGGATTATATATGATGTTCAGCCTCATTTGAATATTTATCGCTGAAACAAAACTATAAATATTCTGGGGACTTGCACCTACAAAAGCAAGTAGGATTAAAGCCAGGGATACACAGACAACCTGGCCTGATCCCTGGTTACTATACCATAGCCCGGTAAACATATGATACTATCGGGTCGGTCAATATAGGGAGCCCTAGAATAGTAACCTGGGATCAGTCAACGCGCCGCCGCCGCTAGAACACAGACAGTCTGGCGTTGGCTGGTCAAGCCGCAAGCTTCAAGCTTGACAGCTGGTGAAGGATACTATAGGATGGATTTAGAAAGGAATAATATGGACAAAGAAATAAATGATAGATCAGTTAACCCGCTAATAAGAATAGCAGACGCTCTAGAAGAGATCCTGCGGCTGGTAAAGCAGGATATGGATCGAATGAAGAAAATAAATGAAGAGAATTAAACACAATAATTTGCTGCCATGGTTCACACAGGACCATGGCACATTGCCGGCCGCGTACCTGGCCAGCTGTGAAGAGTTCTTCAAATGGTTAGAAGACTGCAAGCGCACCGGGTTCAAAGCTCCAAGCAACAAGCCGCAAGCTCCAGGCTGCAAGCTTGACAGCTGGCCGGATTCATGTTATAGGATAATAAAGGAGAAATTATGAAAACTGATGAAGCATTAAAAATTATAGGCGGCTCATTGAGCAAGCCTTCAAAGATGCCTGGCTGGTCAATTGGTTTACCTGCCAAAGAGTGCAAGACTGGCGGCAAGCTCCAGCAGGTGAAGGGCAGCGTCTGTTATGACTGTTACGCGCTCAAGGGCTGTTACGTTTTCAAAGTTGTTCAGGATGCACAGTATCGAAGGCTGGCAGCGTTGAAGAGTCCGGACTGGGTCCAGGCAATGGCTCACCTGATCAACAGCAAAAAGCCGGACGTGTTCAGATGGCACGACAGCGGCGATGTACAAGATTTAAATCACTTACAAAAAATTTATGAAGTGTGCAAGTTAACACCTTCAAAAAAGCATTGGATGCCAACTCGTGAAGCATGGATTAAGGACCATCTTCAGGATAAGCCAAACAATTTAGTCATACGATTTAGCGCGCCCATGGTGAACCAGCGGGCGCCTGCTTCGTGGCCTAACTCTTCAATGGTAGTGGACAAAGGTTTTCACACCTGCCCGGCTCCAGCTCAAGACAACGAGTGCAGAGACTGCAGACAATGTTGGGATCCAAAAATTAAAACGGTTTCATATGGTAAACATTAAAACAAAATTCCCGCGTGGAATATCGGACCAGACTATTAGCGCTTCGGGCTCGTACGGCCTTACCAAGCGCGTACGTCCTGGTCCGGGCCTAAAGCTTCAAGCTACAAGCGCCAAGCTTCAAGCACCAAGTTTTGATAAATATAAATGACAAGCCTCAAGCCCCAAGCTGCAAGCTTCAAGCTCCAAGCCACAAGCAACAAGTTCTTGAATCTTGGACCCTGGAAAAAGTTTCACGGTACTCGGACCGAGGGCCTCTACCATGATAAAGGTATTGTTAGGATGCCTAACATGGAAGGCTATTTGGTGTGGTGAAAATTTAATCTTGTTACCTGAAGTGACTTTCAGTTCGATAGTGAAAAAGTGACCAGAAGTATTATAAGCCAATAGATCGGGAGTACCGTGTAAGCTATTATTTTCAAGTCGAATAAGCGAAATATTAGTAAAATGTTTTTTAATTTTTTGATATAATTTACGCTCTGGTCCCATGCGTTTTTTAGAGTAACATTGTCATTCATTAATAGTCCTTCTGAAGTTTATCTGGTAAGATAAGACTCGAAGGTTTTTCAGTTTTCATAACTAATCTGTGAGCACTACGACCTGGCTGGCCTATGATAGGAACTGCATTTTCATGTACTTCCATACGTCGGATTGCATGCAACTTTCCTTTTATCTCGACATAGATAACTGCATTTTTTACTGCGTCAGAACCTTTTGTAAAGTTACTCAAGAATAGCTGCAAGTCTTGAACTCTCATGAATCTTTTCGTCTTAACTTGTTGGATAAATCCTCTATCACTTTTTTATAACCTTGCAAGAGATTTATGTTTTTTTCATTCTCGTATGAGAATTTTTTCCAGTAATAAATTTGTCTTTGAGCATCAACTAACAACTGTTGATACATCTTAATGGTAAGTTTAAGATTATCTATTTGTTTGGTTAAATCTAGATTTCCTCTGTCATCTTTCATATCTTGACAATATAACAATGTTACCTTAAATTGTCAACTATGGGTGTTCCAAAAAGATTAACAGAGATGCAACAGAGGTTCGCAGAGTTTTTAGTATTCGGTGGACCAGATGGACCTATGACTCAAACAGAAGCAGCTATCGCTGCTGGGTATAGTCCTAAACGTGCAAGACAAGAAGGATCAGAATTATGCAACCCAAGACAATCACCTCTTGTTGTAAAATATATCGGTCAGTTAAGAGAAGAAAGACTTCGTAAACATGAAGTGACTTATGAAGGTCACGTTGCAGAGCTTGCTAGACTCCGTGAAGCCGCTTTAAAAAAAGGATCGTTTTCTTCTGCAGTGAATGCGGAAGCAAACAGAGGAAAAGCAGCAGGACTATACATAGATAGGAAGATAATAAAAACAGGAAAATTAGAGGACCTATCAGAACAAGAACTAGAAGCAAAAATGAAACAGATATTAGACGATTACGCACAGATAATTGATGTGACTCCAAAGGTTTCATCTTCTTAAATTAAAAGAAATAGATATTCTCTCCTCTTGACTAAAATTAGGCGTTACCAAATGTGGTAACCAACCTGGAAACAATAACAGTTTGTTTTCTTTAGGAGTGACGTTCCATGCAGGTAAGTTATGTGGTGTATACTTTTCCATCAAATGTGGTTCCCAATCATACTCTATAACATTGTTAGAAGGATGTTTAAAATTTATAGTTCCTGAATTTTTAGGAACATTAATATAATAAACACCAGCTAACACAGCGTTAGGATGTATATGTTGTGAGTTCCAATCTTTATAACCATTTACATTTACCCAAATATTTGAAATCTTTAATTTTTGAGAATAGTGTATTTTCTTTCTATATTCTTCTCCTGCTTTTAATATTTCTTTAAAAAGTTTACCTAAAACAGGTGTTTGTTTTATAACATCTTTTATAACAGGATCATCTCCACCCAGTTTTGGAGACTGCCAACCGCCTGCATTACTTGCATCAAAACTAACTTTATGTCTTTGTTTAAATTTTAAACAATATTTAGATAACTCATTAAGATTTAATTTTAAATCTTTACTGTAAAGCAATGTAGGAAATAAATCTTCGAACATTAAATTTTTTGAATCTTCTTCACCCACTGACGAGGTATCATAGTACGATCCCCAAACGTAATACTATCCTCATCTAAATCATAAGACGCAAATAGTTTTATTGAATCTTTATCTTTAGAGTATAACCAACCTTCATTAACAGGTCTTGCTAATTTCATTTTGTCAAACTCTTTGTCGGTAGCCCAGCCCGAGTCGCTGACACAATCAATCCACTCCACTCGAACTCTCGGATAAGGTATATCGGGAGCACCTTCAGCTGCAATTCGTTTTCGTCTTTTCCTAGGCATATTCATTTTTACTCTTTCGACACCTAAATGACAATTTATTTTTTTCTTGCGCTAAAAATAAAAAAAAACTGAAGGGTGTCGCAAAACCCTGAAATTGAGCTATAACCGTTGGTATATATGAATAGTAGCTTCGACACCCCCCCCGTCGCAAGGGTATCGCAAGGGTATCGCAAGTGTCGACTTTTTGCCTCGATTTCGCCATAATTGTACACTTCTGACGCAGTTTAGACCAAAGTTCGACACCTTTGCGACACCCTGCCGACACCCTGCCGACACCCATTCGATACCAGAGAGTCCTGGATAAACTACGTGATAATCCTATAAATAGGTTAGTAATCATGACCTATAATACCTGCTTGTCTGCCTTATTTTGGACATAATATTTCCTCATTACTGCCATTTTGTCTTCAGCTTCAGCAATAAGCTGTAATAGTTTGTCAACCTCACCTGTTATATCTATGTGTTCAGGTATAATTATATTGTTTTCATTAAAAGACTGTATCTTGTACCGTGCGTCTTCAATATCTGCTTCATACTTCTTTAGAAGTGTTCTAAATAACATTTCATTCATCTCTCCACCTCTTCATTATTATTTTATTATGTTCATCTTCGTACATGATCCATGACTTTTTACCATCAAAGTAATACCCATGTATTTTTCTTTTTACTTTCATTTAAAGTCCTCCTCTTTCATTTTTACATTAGCTTGTTCTTTCTCATCATGTTTTATTTCATGATACATATCCAAACGTTTAAGAAACTTATGCTTCCACTTACGAAGCTCTGCTCCTTCAACTTTGAATTCTTGATAGTATAGATCAGGAGTACAAATCATTATAACTCCTTGTTCTATCTTACTATTATGCACATAGTCATGTGCCATGGCGTATGCAGCAATCTGCATAAAGTAATCTTCAATCCACTCTACTTTCTTTGGTCTGTTCGATTGTTTAAAATCTACAATAGATTCTTTACCATTATGAGAGCAAACTAAATCAGTAGACCCAGCGTAAAGGCCAGGATAATATAATGTAACTTCAGAGCCATACCACTCTTCAACAGGTGCAAGACCGATCTCAATAACTTTTTGGGCCATGGTTTTCGCCTTCTGTCCGAGCTCTGTAAGATCATCGTAGCCAGTTCCGAGGATATAGTGCTCCAAGAATTTGTGCATAGCTGTCCCCCGATTACTCGATAGATTTTTGATTCGCTCTGCTTCTTGTTCTCCAACTTTGGCCTTCCAGTCTTTTAAAAATTGTTGATCTTTGGTCGCCCCTAATATCGTAGTGACAGAAGGAAGTCTAGTACCATTTACATCATAGAGCCGTGTTCCGTGGTCCTCGTGTCTTGTTGCATCGACATAGGTATACTTATCACTCTTCTTGATCTTTCGACCAATGTTATGAAATTCTCTTATATCTTCGTCATTCATCATTTATTTTTATCCTTTAAATATGCTGGAGCAAAATTTTTAATCGCATTCAATGGTGCTGAATCGTGTATATTACCACTAACCGAGATCCGTGTACAATCACTCTTAAACGGTGCAACCCAGTGTTTTAACCACGCAGGAAAGATAAACATATCTCCTTCTTCAGGAAAGAAAGACATATAAGTTACACAATCTCTAGGTCCATTACCATAGATAAACTGTATACCTCCAGGTCCACAGCTCTTACCATTATAATCAGCATTCTCTTTTTTTAACTCTTCAGGTATCTGTAAGTATGTTACAAAAGACAACTTACCATCATGATCATGTGGTGGGTTAAACTCATTAGCTTTCTGATAATTTATCCACATAGTAGTCAAGATATATTCAGGTCTTTTCTCGTACGGTTTATTAATAAATTTTTCAAACATCTGGTCATATACACCAAGATATTGAGACATATACGGTACAGCTTTAGCTTTAGCTTCTTCACTATACCCCGTCTCTTTCTCTATGATTCCTGCTAGTTTATCTCTAAAATCTTTTTTATTATCTTTAGCTTCATTCAATAAAAAATTTTTAAACTCATCAGTTATCTTTAATTTAATAACACAGGGTCCCCAATTAAATACACTGACGTTTATCTTTTCTTGTTCATTACTCATACTATCTCCTTATTTATCATAATAATTTATATTTAACACGACCCTTTGATTCTGATCTGTGCATGTGCTGCTTGAATGTTTTAGTTTAGAATTGAAAATGACCACTCTATTGTCTACACAATCGACTTTACTACCATCTTCAAAGTGTGTTGCGCCATTTGTTGTGTTAAAATACATAATGGCTGTCTTATTTTTATTAGGTGGATCATAATCTGTATGATAACCATGAATTAATTTTTTGTGTGATCTGGTTATTAAATTAGCTTTTACTCTCATGATTGCTTTACAATTTAATTTATTAACTATCGGTGGTACAATATCATTGTAGTAGTTGGACCACATCTTATGGTCTTCGTAGAAGAAATGTATAAACTGAAAACCTTCTTTATCTTCACGACTGTTTACATAATCATTGTAGTGCCAAGGAAAAAACTCACCACATAAAATAGCTTTCATTTTTCCATATTCTTCTGGTTCTAAAAAATTATCTATTATCTTCATATACTTAATAAATTTAGTTCTAAATCATCACCGATTGTACCTTCTACAAAAACGTTAAAAGATAAACTTATTCTTAAATCATCTTCTTGTTTTACATCAACACCGTGCATTAAACTTGATGGAAACAAAAATATATCTCCTGTGTGAACAGGATGCCACCAAGACTTACAGTTGTAGGCATTAACTACTTCAGGTGTTAGCTCTATCATAGGGTTATTATCTTTATAAAATTTTATAGTGTCTACTTCTCTATTTGCTTTAATATATAAGACTCCAGACAATACACTATTGGAGTGTCTGTGTATGTGATGACCTTGATTCTTTTCATTCCAGTTTAACCAAGATTGTGTAATGATAGGTGTTACATTGTTCTTACTTTGAAAAACATTATCAAAGTAATATTGTATGCATGTAAATAATTTTTTTTTAAGTTTAACAAGATTCTTATCATGTAATACAAAAGTTTCTTTAGAATATTTATTACCCCCTGCATTTAATACAGCATTTTTTTTATATTTATCAAAACAATTCAATTCTTTATTTGTAAATGGTCTTGTCATTGCAGACATAAATATCGGTGTTGGAAATAAACCTTCTATTTTCATCTAAACTTTGGTCCTCTTAAAAATATAGCTAATGTAATTCTCTCTCCTTTTGTAATAGGAGTTACTTTGTGATATGTTGGTGATTTAATCATAACAGTATCACCAGGATTCTTAAACTCTGGTATCATAAACTCTTCACCTGTAAAAATTTTTAAGTCACCGCCTTCATATTTTTTTTCAGAAAGATTAATTAATATTGTTAATTTGATATCGCAGTTCTCACCTTGTGTTGTTGCATCACAGTGCCAGCCATATTCAGAATCTTTACCTTTGTAAGAGTTATAATTTACATGGGCCCAATTGTTTAATGGAAATACATCATAACCAAAGACATCTTGATTTATGTAAGAATAATATTCTACTACCTCATTCAAATAGTCTTTCATCTTTCTCCAGGCTATGGTTTTTGTTGTAAGCTTTTTTACATCTTTGTAATTAGCTTTTACTGATTGTTCATTACCATCAAAATTTTTTTTTATATATTTATTTATATCTTTTATTTGTTTTGAATTTAAAAATGATTGTTTAAACCAGTATTCATATCTATTCTGAATCATCTTCTTCTCTTTCTTTCTGTTCTTTTTCAAATCCTTCATCTAACATTTCGGATAGTGTCTTTTCTTTCTTAAAAATTTCATCAAAGTTTTTACGATACAAATCATTAGAAGGTCTACTTATACCATCAAATTTTTCTTTTTTACTCATAATCTGAATTATCTACAATTAAACTATCGTCATTTTTATTAAAAGGATATGGATGACCTAAACTAGAATTAAAATGTTTTCCAGGATATTCATACCAACCTGTTACTTCTAAATGATCTCTAATTTTTTCTAAACTATGTTTAAAAAATCTTCTGTTTCTGTGATTTAAATATTTTTTAGTTAAATCATCATCAGCATTGGCTACTAACCAACCCATTAGTGAATAAACATAATCTTCTTCATCTGTAAAATTTTTCTTTCTTTTAATATCAATCATAGTTTTCTTTTTAACTCTTCTAAATATTCAAAGTTTTCTTGACGTCTTACTAACTCTTCCATCTCTTTGCTTTGTTTAGTTCGAAGTATTTTTGCATGTTTACGCCATGCCCAGGAATTTATCTGTCCTGACCATTTCATAATAAAATGTAAACCTTCGTATATGTATTTATCGAACATTGTTCTTTACCTCTCTGTACTCTTCTAAACTTATAACATTATCTTTTAATGCTTTTTGTGTGTAATGTTCTATTACCTTTTGTATCTTTGGTAGCTTTGTATGAGCCCAAGGCCAAATCAAACAACACACATAGTATGCGTCTCTAAATGTACAACGCCATCTATATTGTTTCAAGTATGGAGTTCCATCAACTCGTTTACCTTTTCTAGGTTTATCGGTTAGTGTACCACAACCTAATATTTCGTGGACCCATGTTAGAACAGATTTATCAGTCATGGTTATCTCCATTGATAAACGTAAACTGTTTGACAATCTATATCCTGGTTTACCCTTGTGTCGTTTCTTTTTTTCAATACCTCTTCGCATATGTATTGATCCTTCACCATCAAATAATCCTGCAATGTATGCTTTGTCTGTATCAGGAATCATATTTCCTCACATGTATCAGTATAGCTAATACAACAATTGAAACTGCAGTGCCTAAAAAAAACAAACCTATCATTTTTTATCTCCGGTAAAGACCCACTTCACTATTGACGTTGTTGGATCAAATCCATCAAATCTTAAATCTTTAGTGCATGCTGTCAGAAGTACCATCATCAATCCAACCCATATCAGTTGTCTCATAGAACTCACCCTCCGAATCACAATCCCAACACTGGTGTATTGTGTCTTGTCCTTCTGTTGCCACTTTTAAATATCCATTACCCTTACAAGTCTGGCAGATAGTTATTGTGACTTTAGCTTTTTTTAATTTTGCCATTTAATTTCTTTGCTTTCTCGTTTGCTATTGATTCAATCGTCTTTGCTATAGATAATTTAGCATCGGGCAATAATACCTTTGATAACTTATCTAAAGTAGCGTATGTTTCTTTTGTTAGAGAAACATTTTTATATTTACTCATGTCTGTCATGCGTTTCCTTTCATATTTAATAACTTATATATAGGTGATATTGTAGGATTGTCAATGAAAATATTATTAACTTTATTAATTTGTTCACAAGTTGCAGGTGCTTGTATGGAGCCATATAAATGGCCTGATAAGTTCAATACACAATATGATTGTCTTATGTTTGGCTATGAAGAATCTTTAAAAAAAATGAAAGAAATAGGTAGAACTGATGTTAATCAATATAATATGTTTGTTAAATTCTACTGCACACCAGAAAAACCTAGCATTTGACATTGTGGCAAAATAATGATAAAGGAAATTTAATTTCTCACCATTACCTACCCTTATTTTTTTCCCTCTTTAGGGTAGGTGTATCATCTACAGATACATCCTTGTAAACTACCACTACCATCATTCATAATGTGTAGGTTTAACGTGTCAACATATCCTGTTAATTTTAGTCTTAATATTTCGCACAGGTCCATGCAATCGACTTCGCCCAATAAAGACACATGTTCCATCATCTGCTTTGACAACGGAATTAATTGATATAGTCCGTCGTTTAAAATAATTAGCTCCATCTGCAAACTCCTTTACTAATTTATACCAAAGATCTTTGTAGTAAGGATCTTTAGTTTTATTCCAATTGTTAGCTGCTTCGTCTATTTCTTTTTGTGTCATCAAAAACTTTTGTTCCATGATTCAAAACACTTTTTAATCCTGGTGCTTTTATATTTATGTCAACACCATAAGACTTCCATGCTTTCTTCATTAGATTTAATTCTAACAACAGATGAGACCACTGACCCTGCGCTGCATCTTCTACTTTTATTGTTATTACTTTTTCTTTCATATCTATAATGTAGGATACTTCAGGATATTGTCAACCTTTACCTTGACCTTTATATCTAGTTTGTTTTTGCTGTCTTTTTTCGTGTTTACTTTTATTTTTCTTGTGTTGCCGTGCACCTCTTTTTTTAGGTTTATCACGAGGTGTAAAATGTTTAAAGGTTCTCTTGGCCATCTGTCCAATCTTTTACAAATACATTCATATCTTCTTGTCTAGTTATGTGTGGTAAGTAAGTTATCTTTCCGTTTATATGCTGTTCAAGATCAGCACCACAATTCATACATCTATACATTTCTTTTGTAAGTCCAACTAACATTGTGAACTCATCACACGTTGGACATTTGCCATTTACGATTTCCGCTGTAATTTTCATTAATCTAATATTAACTTCTTTATAGATAAAGATCCATCAATATTTTGCTCTAACTCTGCCATAGATTTTATGCACTGGTACTTGACATGTCCATCAGGTTTTAACTGACGTTTAGCTACACGTGCCCCCTTGAGACATTCAGACATCGAAGTTTGGATACGTGCCTCCTTGATCTCTCCTTGTACAATCATAAGTAGGGCTACCACTAACTCTGTCATAATATTTTACCTTTGTTAATACCTTGCTTTACAACGTACTTTTGTGTACCATGCTTGCCAGTTTCAACTTCTTTTTTTAAATTCTTAACAAAGTTCATTTGTTTAGCTTTCTTTTCCATGTCAGAAATATATTGCACAATTTGTCTAGTAATTCTTTCCATTTTCTCTAACCTTATCTTTTAAGTTTTCAATATCCTCTAATGCTTTTTCTAATTGTTCTCTTAAAAATTCTATATTAACTTTGTTTGTCATATTCATCTCTTGAGTTTGTTCCATTTTCTCTACGGTCTTATAAAGATCTTCGATCAAAAAATGTTGTTCCTGGTCCGTGGGCACTTGTTCACTTTTTTTTAACAAATCATTCTCAAACAACTCACGTGATGTCTCCAACGATACTAATCTCGCCGTAAGCTCCGTGTATGCGAACACGCCGGCTGCGACGAGCAAAATCAAGCTAGCAACCGTCTTCATCGGCATCTGCACGGCAGCGGATTCAGATATGTTTAAAGGTTTCTTACTCATTTATTTTTGGTTTTGGTAATGGTAATATTATATTCTCATCTGTCAAGTATTTCGGTATTTTTAGCTTCTTTTTACTGGGTTTTATGAATTTATCTCCCATTAAAGTGACGTCTGGATTCTCTTTTTTGTAATCATCTTTCATATCATCCCACAAACTTTGTGAATCAGATGGTCTAGTATTATCTCGTGTAGGAGTGACACCTCTGCATTTAGATACAAGTAAGGCAAAGTTTTCATTAAGAGCTAGACTAGGATTGCTATTTACTCTACCACACATCTTCATCAATTCTAATTGTTGTTTGATTGCTACGTTTTCTTTTGATGTTTTACAATCTGTACCTAAATATTTTCTGTAAGTAAATCTTATACCTTGTTGTTCATTTGTACTACTATCACTGTAATCATAATCAGTGTCTCTTCTCTCTGTACTAATTTCAAATTCTCCACATCTTACACCATACTCGTTAAGATATTCATTTCTAGGATAAGCAGGCTGCATAAATAAAGCCATAAAACAAAGCATAAGTATGAGTATCGCTGTAAATCTGTAATCCATCTTGGCTATCTCCATAATTCATTACCTATTTAAATCCTTAATATCATAGTCGTGTTCTCTGACTTGATCTGCTAGTTGTCTATATAAATTTTCTGCCATCTGCCACGTAGATTCTGCAGAAGTTAGTCTTGTGTTTTGATCTACAATTTTATCTTCAACTACTTTTAAATCTCTTTTTAAATCTACAATTTCTTGCTGACTAGTATTAATAGTATCTGTAAGATTAACAATATAACGAACGCCAGTAAATGTACCAACTAGCACTGAAGCTACTACCGGCACTAATACAAAATTTTTTTTTAATAAATCTGCTAAATTCATTTTTTCTTTTCCTCAATTTCATAGAAGAACTTGTCCGTATCTTCTGTACGCCAGGCTCTACTATCTTCTACATTCCATTCAGATGTTTGCACTTTCCAGTCAGGTATATTATCTTTTACAGTAAAAGAAGGTATATCCCATATACATCTATTGTTTGGTTGTGCTGCATAATTACCATCGTCTAATGCAATTATGTGAGCGCACTTATGTTCGTGCGGAATCTCTG